GTGCAGATGACCCATCAAAGATCAAATCCATCAAGACGAGCAAGTTTCCAATTGCGCGTCTATGGGTGGAAGAGTTGGCCGAGTTTCAAACGGAAGATGAAGTGTCCACCATTGTGAACTCTGTCGTTCGTGCGGAACTACCGGACAGCATGACTTATAAGATTTTTTACAGTTACAACCCGCCGAAACGAAAACAATCGTGGGTGAACAAACGGTTCGAAAGTCACTTTGTGGCTACCAACACATACATTCATCATTCCACCTATCTCGATAACCCGCATGTTTCCTCTGCATTCCTACAAGAAGCCGAAGAAATCAAAGAGAGACGACCACAAAAATACAAATGGGAGTATCTTGGTGAACCCATTGGTTCGGGTGTCGTACCGTTCGATAACCTGGTATTCCGCACGATTACCGATGAGGAGTACCGCACATTCGATAACATTCGGCAGGGGATTGACTGGGGATACGCGATTGACCCTGTTGCATTTGTTCGCTGGCATTACGATAAGACGCGACGACGTATCTATGCGATGGGCGAGGTTTACGGCGTAAAGCTCTCGAATGAGCACGTAGCGAACGTGATGAAGGAACGCGGTTATCAGTCCTTTATAACCACTGCAGACCCGGAAGAACCGAAGTCCATCGAAGAGATGCGACAAACACACAGCGTCAAGATGAAGGGCGCGAAAAAAGGCCCCGGCAGTGTGGAGTATGGTGAAAAGTGGCTCGATGACCTGTTTGAAATCATCATCGACCCGAAACGCACACCGAACATTGCCAAAGAGTTCGAAGACATCGATTATCAGACAGACAAAGACGGCAATCCTCGCGCCAAGTTAGAGGACAAAGACAATCACACGATTGACGCGACAAGATACGCCTTTGAAGATGACATGTTGCAACAAGGTGGCGTGTTTAACTATTACGAGCAGAAGTTGAAAGAAATGAATATCTAAGGAGGTGACAGCATGGCTGAATCACAGCGATGGTGGCAACGGTTGGCGTCTGCCTTTACAGCGGACACACAGAAGCGTCAAGGCATCGAGCGCCCCATCACCTTGGCTGAGGAATACGCGGCCACAGGCTCGAGTCCTGTGTATGGTGATGCCGGTGCAACACTCGGCCCTGGACCTCCGCCGATTCCACAGCCGCTCGATAAGACAGAACAACCGCGTCAGTGGTGGTATCGACCCGGCTGGAACATTCCGTCTCCACCCGGTGAAGGGCGGCCACTCTCCGCGAACGACCTTCGTGAACTGGCATCTGCCAACTACTTGGCACGTCGGTGCATTGAGGTGCGCAAGAAGGAAGTCATCGGTCTACGCTGGGGTATTGTGCCGAAAGAAAAAAACCGTAAGAAGAGTCAACAAATCCAAACAAAACTCGCGCCGATGATTGATGAAATCACGGCGTTTTTTATGTTCCCTGTCGGCTATCCAGAAAAAGTGAACGGTAAATGGACGCGCAAAGGTCTGATGGCCTACGAGCCGTGGCTGGATATGCTGCTCGAAGACCATTTCGTACTCGATGCCATGACGGTGTGGCCGGAAGTTACCTTAAATGGGAAACTGATGAGCTTGCGTCCAATTGACGGCAGCACGATTAAGCCTCTGTTGACGCTCACAGGTGCTACACCCGCACCGCCAAACGCAGCCTTTGAACAGTGGTTATATGGACGGCCGAACATGGAGTTCCGTGCGGATCAACTGTATTATGTGCCGTTCAACCGACGACCGTACACGCCATATGGGTACAGCCTTGTGGAGCAGAATCTGATTCAACTGAACAAGGTGCTTCGATATGAAATGTTCGTGTCTGACTACTTCACACATGGTGCATGGCCGGACAGTGGATTTGAAGCGCCAATTGAATGGCAAATGGAACAAGTGGAGACCGCAGAAGCTTATCTGAATGCCCGTCTATCTGGAAACTCGAAACAACGTCGTATGATCAACATCTTCCCGCCTGGAATGAAGTACATCAACATGAAGCCGTTCGAGTTTGATGCAAACTTAGATCGTGCGATGCAGGTGGAAACGTGCCTATGTTTCGATGTACAGCCGCAAGAGGTCGGTTTACTGCCGGAAGGTAACCTCGGCGGGAAAGGCGCGTCAGAAGGACAAGAGACCGTCACACACAGAAAGTCTCTACGGCCACTTGCGGAACAGTTATCCACCTTGTTCACAGGTATCATCGAACGGTATTGGGGTACGACAGACCTTCAATTCCGATATTTTGGCATCGATGATGACGATGAGGATGCACCGGAGATGGATACAAAGCGGCTGTTTGGTGGACAAATCTCGCTCGACCAGTTACTTGAGGAAAAAGGTCTCGACCCGGTTGGTGTGGATCAGCCGTTCGTCGTAGCGAGCCCAACAATGGTGCTTGGTATTCCAGACCTCAAGCGTCTGATGGAAAAGGGTTCAGGGGCATTTGGAAGCGATGAGCAGGATGCACAGCAAGCGCAAAATGGTACGCAATCTCCAAACGGTGGCAATCCGCCACTGAAGGATGGGCAACCACCAAGCGCGAAAGGCGACGAAACGGACGACACCAAAAAGTCCGCTGCACTCGACACACCGCAACTTCCTGCAAATATCGCCAACACAGACCCAAACCAACCATCCGATGACCCCTCTGTCGATTTAGCAGAGGTTGAGGCCGAGATTGAGAAACAACGCAAGTCACACGAAATTGAACTCTGGTTCGCCAAAGAGTTTTTGAAGCGATTCAAGAAACGAAAGTTTGAGTTAAGAGGTGCAAACACCGCCCAAGCGATTGCCACACGGATGGCTTACACGCCAGAAGAGGTGCAAGAACTCGGCAAGATGATTGGTGACCTCAAGATCGGCGCGTACACAGCAGGTGTAAACACGGCGTTCGAGAAAGCGTCCTATCCGCTCATTGATACCATTAAAGACCCGTTGCTCAAACACGACCTGACAAACGAGGCTATTCATTCCGCAAGTGAGATCGCGCAGACTTTCCAGAAGGACGCACAAGACGCGGCGCAAAGTTTCCTTGACCTTGGCATGAAACCATTGTCTGACGACATGGTAGAGGCGATGGAAGCATGGCAAGAAAAACGCGCCGAATGGAAGTCTGAACAGATTGCGAAAACAGAAGGCGCACAGCCGTTTGTCAAAGGCACTGTGGATGCCGTTAACCGCAATGGATGGAAAGTGAAAGGGTGGAACGTTACACCGGAACAGTGCAAGTGTGAACGATGCCAAGAGTTAGTGGATAGCAACCCGTGGACGCCGGAGTATGGCGTCTTATTGGCGTTGTGGCTACCTCTACACCCAAACTGCATCCACGCGGTAGAGCCGATATGGGAAGCACCGCCGACAGAACCGATATGGACAGGAGGTGAGTAATTTTGGCGACGGAACATACCGCGCAAGGTGTGAAATACCTCTACACGCCATTCCTCAAGATTGACGACGAAAAGCGAACGGTGACAGGCATCGCGTCTGGTTTCAAAGAGGATTTGGATGGGGAAGGTATCGACCCCAACTGGCTCAAGAATGAATACCAGGACTGGTTTGACAACTGGCATAACATTCGCGAAATGCACGACAACAAGGCCATCGGGACGGGCGTTGACCTTGATTGGGATGAAGAAGGCCGTCCGGTACTGACCTCTCACATTGTCGATGATGATGCATGGAACAAGGTGAAGTCAGGTGTCTACAAAGGGTACTCCATCGGCATCAAAGGCACGAAGAAAGTAGCTGATGAGCGATACCGAAAAGGACGAATCAACGGTGGAAAAATCATCGAAACGAGCCTTGTTGACCGCCCTTGCAACGATGAGGCGGTCATCACCCACGTCAAGTACGTGCTCGCTGAGATTGTCGATGACGGAGAGGGGGTGACAAACAAAGTGGCTGATGATAACCAAACATATAGTCAGTCAGACAGTGACGAAGCGAAGAAAGACCGAATTCGCACAGCCATCCGAAACACCGGACAGGATATGTGGGTTGTACATACATTCCCGGACGCGGTGATTGCGGAGAACTGGATGGATGGTTGTTTCTACCTGATTCCGTATGAGGATGATGGTGA